GCGCACGGTTCCGGCTACGCCCGCCACGGTCCCCGTGACCGACAGCGTCCCCGCTGTCGCGCCATCCGGGAACGTCACGACGAGCGTCCTCCCCCCGGTCCCCGGCTGCGCTCCCACCGCAGGCGACCCGGCCGTGAACGTCCCGGAGTAGACCAGCGTTGCGGCCTCTGTCGGTGCCCGGTAGACGATGCGCCGACATAGAAACGCCTCGATGTCACGCACGACCCACCCGGCGATGTCCGAGAGCTTCACGTCCTCGCCAGTCCCCGTGATTGGACCCAGCCGCTTGAGCTCCGCGAGCGTGAATAGTGCGTGCGCCGGCCAGGTCATTTGATGCTCAACCCGCTAGGTGCTTCATCGCACACGAACAGGTGATAGACGGGCTTCCCGTCTATCAGCTCCCCGGCCGGGGGGAAGCACTGCACCGCCCACCGGCCGGGATAGGTCGCTGAGAACTTCTGCCAAACCTCGGACCACGAGAGGGGCCTGTAGCCAGGAGCGAAGACTTTGATCTGGAGCACGGGGCCAAGACATGACTCCCGACGCCCGCGCTCCGTGATCACTAAGTCCTCGGCCATGGTCCCCACCCTCGTTAGTCGTCGACCGATGCGGTGCCGATCTGCAACGCGGCCTGAGACTCGGGGGCGACCTCGACGTAGTAGCAACGGAAGCGCGCCACGCCGTCCGCGACAAACGCAGCGTTGATGCTCGCGAGGTTGGAGAAGACGTCGACATTCTTTGCGACGCCCGTGGACCCGGTGAGCAACTCGACTCCTGGCTGGGTGTCGGACGTGAGGACGCAGTTGGTGATCCGGACGTTCGTCGAGAGGGTCGTGTCACCGTTGATCGGCGCAACCGCAGCGGCACCCAAGGTCACGATGTCGCAATCCTCGATCGAGATGTCGTCGCTGGCCCCCTTCAGGCGCACGCCCGCGATATACCCGACGCCGCTCGCGTGCTGGCGGACCTTCAGGCGGCGGACGATGCCACGCGTGCAGCCGGCCTTGAACTCCACCACAGCCGCGAAGTCATCGACACCCGCGCCGTCCTCGCCGGGTAGTGCCTCGACGTCCTCAATGGTCACGTCAGTCGCAGCCGCCATGACGTCGATCGCGATCAGTACATCGGTGACGGAGGGCAACAGGCGGAGGTTCTTCAGGGTGACGCCGACCGCCGACACGTCGATCGAGGCGTTGGCGTGGTCGAAGTCGATCCGCGGCACCAACGAACCGTGACCGAGGCCGACGATGGTGATACCGATCTTGTCGACCGTGATCTGGGCGTCCGCCAGGCCCTCGTTGTGCCCGGGCCCGACGATGATCACGTCCCCGACGCTGTCGGTGCAGAGGCCGATGGCGTAGTCGATCGTCGCGAGAGGCGCGTCAGGGTTCTGGCCACGGGTGGCCGCGTCGGCCGCGCCGGCCACGCTGTTATTGACGAAAAGGATGGCGCCGGGATACTTGTCGATCCCGGCAATGGTGAACGCGCCGCCGGACTGCTTGCGTGCGAAAAGCTCTGTTCTCGCCATGCGAGGGTTCCTTTCGTTACCTGCGTTTGGCGCACCATCTTAGACCCCCGCCTGGTGCGCCGGCCCTGGCGGGGGGCTTTCGGCTACGCGATCACGTCGGCAGTGATGCCGTCGTACTTGAATCGGCCGCCGCCCGCGAGAGCTCCGTCCATGATGTAGTCGACAGCGACGATGTCTCCGGCGGCGTCGCAGTCCAGCTCGACGCTCACGTATTGAGCGTGAGCAAGGGCCGCGAGGACCTCCTCGGCGGAGACCTCGAGCGTCACCATGTCGCCCTGAGCGTCCGCCACGGTCGGGTCCGCGTGGGCCTTGACCAGCGTCGCACCTCCGGTGGCGGCCACGCCCGCGTAGATCTTGAACGTCAGGATCCCCGTGCCGCTCACGAGCGTCGCCTTCGCCAAGAAGTTGGCGGCCATGGGGACCCAAGCGATCTTGGTGGCGACGGTGGCGTCCGCCGGGTCGTGGATGTATGTCCTGGTGGCCAGCTTGCTCTTGAGTTTGTCGTAAGACGCGGTCATGTTCGTTTCCTCTCCTTTGGCTCCCCGCTAGGCGCGGGTCGCGAGCACCACGGCCGGAGACAGCGTGTCGCCATTGGCCGGAGTCAACGCAGAACGCCACCACCACTGCCCGTCGTTCCGGCGGTAGAAGCGGAAGCACCGCTCGAGCGCCAGGAAGCGGACGTGCATGGACTCCGCGTACTGTTCGCTCTGGTAGGCGCCTTCGATGTACTCAGACCAGTTGGCGAGGATGAGATCGCCGGCCGTGCCGACGCCCTTGGCGAACTCGGTGAAGTGGATCGGCCGACCGTCGAGGTACTCCTGCCCCGCACTCTGGGAGAAGTAAGGGACCGTCACGCCGCCGATTCCGACGATCTGGTGCAGGCTCCGGAGCTGCGGGCGAGTGTTGTGGTTCGCCAGATAGACGGCGGTGTTGTACCGCCAGCAGCGGGCGGCCATCTTGTCGATGTTCTCCTTGACGATAGTGCCGGCGACCTGGGCGGTTTCTGCGGTGACGGAGATCAGGCAGGGGGTGTTCAAAATCCCCTGACGTTCGCCAACGCCCGAGCCGAGGATCCGCTCCTTCATGGCGTTTGCGATGTATTCGTCGGAGAACCCCGACGTCAGCAGGGCAACGAACGACGTGGGCGAGTCGGACAGGATCCGCTCCGTGGCAAACGCGAAGCCGACTTCCTCGTTCGCGTTCATCTCGATCTGCTCGAACGACATGCGCGACGCACTGCCGTCGACGGTCTCGGGGTGGCGGGTGACGATCAGGCCGCCGCTGACGCTTGTCGAGTGGTTCTTGTCCACGCGCGCGTTGAATTGGATTTTGGGTGCGGTCATGGGGATGTTGCGGATATGCTGCGCCAGGGGGTCGCCCTCGGGTTTCACGGACAGGATGCCAGGGGCGACACCCACAGGCACCAGGTAGCCACCGTAGGGGTTGCTGGCCGCCTGTTGCTCGTCGGATCCCTGGGTGGCGAGCGGACGCAGGCGCTCATCCACTCCGCGGCCGCTGCCGGCGCGCATCACGGCGCGGAAGAAGTCCTGGTGGCCGCGGAAGCCGCGGCTCGGGTCGGCGTCGGCATTCGGGCTGCCGACCGAGATGCGCCCGGAGGGGAAGGCCGCGAGTTGCGCATCCTCGGCCGCCAGGCGCGCGGTCTCGACCTGCAAGGCGCGGTCGGCGTCCTCCTTGGTGGCTTTCGCATCGGCGACGAGCTTGCGCTGCGCGGAGAGCCGGGCGTCGAATCCCTCGGACAGCGCCTCGGCGTCGGCGACCTTCTTGCAGTCCTCTTCGGGGAGGTTGCCCGCTGCCTGCTTCTTCAGCCAGCCTCGGTAGCTGGTGCGCGCCGTGGCCTGAGCGTCCAAGAGGCCGTTCAGGGCCGCCTCCTGGGCCTGGATGGCAGCCGCGGCTTCGATCGCGGCCTGTTTGAGTTCGTTGATCTTGAGCACTTGTCGCCTCCTGGTAGGGCGCCAGGAGGCGTGAAACGCGAAAGGCGCCGCGCTGGCGCCAAAGAACATGTGGTCTTTGGCTCGCCCGCTGCGGCGCCATCGCTTGGGAGGACGCGGCTTCGGTGGGCCTTCGCGCCCTTTGGGGCGGTGGCCCGATCCGTCTACGATCTTAGACTATCACGCCTGTCAAGCCCCATTCTGCGACCAGAGCAACCTGACCAGCCTGGCCGGCGTCTCTGGCACCCTGGACGACTCCCAACGCACCCAGGTCCGACGAGCCACCCCGACGAGGGCCGCAGCCTTCGCGGTGGAGATGCCACGACCAAGCCGGAGCTTTCGGAGCTGTTTGCCAGTCATAGTGCCATTCTAGCGCATGAGTCAAGAATCGTTGCGTTGCGAAGCGTTGCGCAGAGCAGCGACACGCCGAGTGACGATGCGGCGAGCGGCGGTGCGGTGCGATGTTAGAGCGATTCGGCGATGGCCTTGACCTCCTGCTCGGTGAGCGCACGGGCCTGGGCGATCTTGCCGGCGAGCTTCTTTTGCCCAGGCCGACCGCTCAGGACGGCCACCGAGCCGAGCACCACGGCCGTCGTGTTGTGCTTCAGTTTCAGGGCTTCGGGCAGCCCGGCGAAGTTCTCGACCGCGAGCACCACGGCCATCCCACGACGAGCCGAGCGGCGGATGCGGGTCAGCACGTTGTCCCCGTGCCCGATCATCTCCACGTCGCCCAGGCGCTTCACCCCGTCTCCAGGGACGATCCCGAAGACCATGGACTTCTCCCGTAGCAGACGACGCCGCGCAGAGGTCAACATCCCGCGGCCATTCTCCTGTGGATCGCGGCCCATCGCAGCCTGAAGGATGCTGTAGGACACCGACTCACCGACCTTGAGAGAGCCGAGCACGGATTCGCACTTGAGCGTCTCGGATGAGACTTCGGCAATCGTCTTCTTCATCTTCCCTCCTTAAAGGGTACGGCCGTTGCGTTGCGACGTGCTGCGGCGCGTGGCGTTGCGAAGCGTTGCGGAGCGACGCGGGGCGGAGCGATAGCTAGTTCCATTTCTTCGAGACGACGCGGAACCGCCCGTAGAGCCCGCGATTCTCAGCGCGCCAGCGGCCGATCCCGACGAACACGCCGGCATCCCCGAGGGCC